GCCAAAGATATGGCTAACAAGAGTGGAGGATTTGATTATAAATTCTTCAATATTAAAGATAAGGAGGCAATTAAGATTAGGTTTTTAGTTAGTAAACTTGATGATGTAGAATCTTATTCAGTTCATACTATCACATTACCAGATGGAAAGAAAAGAAATGTTAGTTGTTTAAGACAACCTAATGAACCGGTTCAAAATTGTCCTTTATGTGCTATTAGCAATAGAGCTAGAGCAAGAATTTATCTAAATGTAGTTGATGAAAAAACTCACGAGTTACTTATTTGGGAGCGTTCAGCACAATTTTTAGATACTTTAGAGGGTTATATTCAAAGATATGGTGATTTAAGAGATTTTGTTTTTGAAGTTGAAAGAAAAGGTAGTGGTTTAGATACTGAATATATTATATATCCAATGGGTTCTAATCCAATTAATGATAAATCAGTTTTACCTCAACCAGTTTCAGTATTAGGTAAATCATTATTAGATAAGAATTATAATGAGTTAACTCAATATGTAAACACAGGAAATCTTCCTGATAATACACAACCAGTAGCTCAAGAAAATTTACAAAGAAGAGAAACTAATCCTCAATCAAATTATGGTGCTCCTCAAAATCAAGCACCTAATTATACAATGGACGAAGTTAATCCTTGGGGAGATAATAATTCAAATCCACCAAAAAGAAATGGATGGAATTAATATATGGCTTTATTCAAATCACTTACTAGGAGTAATGTTGATGAGAATGAAATTATTAGGAAAGTTAAGAATAAAAAAGATTCTCAACCAACATTAAAACTAGGTAAAGATTCTTTATTAACTATAATATCAAATATTAAAACAACAGTCGAAAGTAAATTAGGTAAATATAAAGATAGATATAAGCTTGTAAATACTAAGGAAGAATTAAATGCTTATATTGATAAAATTATAGCAAATAATTATTGTTCTTTTGATACAGAAACAACTGGAAAAAATACTTTTAAAGATAAGATTGTTGGAGCATCCTTGCATACATATGGAGAGAAAGCAATTTATATTCCTATTAGACATATAAGTTATATAACTAATGAATTAGTATCATCTAATATGCCTGTTAAAGATTTTGTAGAATGTTTTCAAAGATTAGTTGATGCTAAAGTAAATATAGCATATCAGAATGCTCCTTTTGATTATAAAATATCTTATAATGATTTAGGATTAGATATGCCTATTGCTTATGATACATTCTTAGCATCAAGAGCCTTAAATCAAGAGGAAGATGCAGGATTAAAAGAAAGACACGCTAAATATGTAGAACATTCAGATGAGTTAGCTAAGTTCAGTGATTTATTTGATAATGTTCCATTCCAATATATACCTGTAAATTATGCTTATATTTATGGAGCTAGAGATGCTGAGATGACAACTGAATTAAAAGATTTTCAGTTAAAAGAATTAGAATCTCAACCTCGAGTAAAATGGGTGCTTGAAAATATTGAATTTCCGGATATTAAAGCTACAATAGAATTAGAAATGAATGGAGTATTAATTGATAAAGCTTATGCTAATCAACTTCATATTAAATATCAGAAATTATTAGATGAAGCTGAAGCAAATTGTCAAAGAGAATTAGATAATTATAAATTAGAGATTGAGGCATATAAAAGAACTCATCCTAATAATAAGTTAAGTAATCCAATTAATTTATCATCACCTACTCAATTAGCAATATTATTCTATGATATAATGAAGCTTCCTATAGTAGTTAAAAACGAACCTAGAGGAACAGGTGAAGAAATTTTAGAAAAATGGAATAGTTCTAAAAATGAAATTTGTACTAAATATAAGACATTCTTTAAGTATTTATTAGATTATAGAGCTAATAAGAAGTTAATGTCAACCTATATTGATGCATTACCTGCTCAAGTTGAAGATGATGGAAGAATCCATTGTAGATTTAATCAGTATGGGGCAGATACAGGAAGATATAGTTCAAGTAATCCAAATTTACAAAACATTCCATCTCAAAATAAGGATATCAGACCTATGTTTACTGTTCCTGATGGATATTGCTTAATTGGTAGTGATTTTAGCCAGCAAGAAGTTCGTTTGATGGCAGTAATGAGTAAAGATGAGAATATGATAGAAGCATATAAACAAGGTAGAGATATTTATGCTTGGGTTGCTTCTATGATATATAAAGTTCCTTATGAAGATTGTAAGGAATTTAGACCTGATGGTTCAACAAATCCAGAAGGAAAGAAAAGAAGAAATCATACAAAAGCAATAGTTTTAGGTATTAACTATAGTAAAGGTGTAAAATCAATAGCAGAGGATTTAAAAATAACAGAACAGGAAGCTCAAAATATCTATGATACTTTCTTGAATAGTTTCCCTAAAGTTAAGCAATTTATCTTCGAAACACAAGCAAAAGTAGCTAAGTTAGGTTATACGGAAACAATGTTTGGAAGAAGAAGATATATTCCTAATATGCAATTAGAAGATTATGAATTAACTAGATTTAAACCTAATCAATCTCAACTAGACCCTACTGATTTTTTCAGTGAAGTTAAGTTAGATTATTCAATTTCAAAACAAGAAAAAGAATATTGGATAAATCGTATGAAGAAAGCTTTTGGTTATAAGCAAAGAATGAAAGTTCTTGAGGATGCTAAAGAAGAAGGAATTGAAATTAAAGACAATACCTTAAAAAAACAAGATGCGGAAAGACAATGTGTAAATTCAGTTATACAAGGAACGGCAGGAGACCAAACTAAATTAGCATTAATATCATTAGTTAATAATAAAGAATTAAAGGATTTAGGTTTTAAATTATTAATAACTGTCCACGATGAAATTCTAGGAGAATGTCCAAAAGAAAATGCTAAAAGATGTGCTGAAATATTAACTTCTACAATGGCACATAGTTTAGATAAGTATTGTGATATGCCTTTTAAATGTGATGCTGAATTTAGTAAATCTTGGTATGGAGAAAAGATGGAAATTTAATAATAAATTAGTTAATAAATTAATATAATAAAGTGAAGGAGGATAAATAGATGGTTATATATTTTTCAGGTGGAGCCCATAAATGCGAAGAAATCTTATTAAAGCATAATGCTTGTAGACTTTTTAGTTACTTAAATGATAAAAAGTCAATAGAAAAATATATTCAAAATGAAACTAGACCAGCAATGCTTGTGGATAGTGGTGCATTTAGTGTAGCACATAGTGGAGCTAGTGTAGATATTGATGAGTATATAAAATATATAAATGAGCATCCAATGATAGAAAATTTTATAGAATTAGATGTAATTCCATATCCAGTTCTAACAATAGATACTGCTAAAGAATCAGCAGAAAAATCTTGGGATAATTATTTATATATGATAGAACGATTAAATGAGCCCTACAAGCTTTTACCAGTTTATCATTATGAAGAGGATATTAAGTATTTTAAGCAAATGCTAGAGTTTACCTATAAGGGAAAACATATTCCTTTTATATGTTTAAACTATAAGATGGGAAATTCAAAAGAAAAAACAGAAGCATATTTTACTAAAATATTTGATATTATAAAAAATAGTTCTAATCCGGATGTAAAAATTCATATTCTAGGTTTAACTGTTTTTGATATATTAAAAAAATTTCCATTTTATAGTGCAGATTCAACTACTCATATAAAGCAAGCGGCATATGGTTTATTATTTAGTTCTTGGGGTCCTATAAATATTGGAGATAGAAATACAAAATTTAGTAATTATAAATATATGGCAAGTGAAGCTAGAAAAGCATTAAATGATGAAGTAAATTCTTTTGGTTATAATTTAGATGAATTAACTAAAGATGTATATTTAAGAACTCAATACAATATAGATTTTACAATGAATTTTTTAAAAGATTATAAATACTCACAAGTGAAAGCAAAAAAGAAAAAATTAATTTAAGGAGCAAAGTTATGAAAGTATTATTATATAGTGGTGGAACTGATAGTTGGTTAATTGATAAATTATGGAATCCAGATAAAAAAATTTATATTAATATTAATGGATTTTATAGTGATGCTGAAATAAAGAAATTACCAAAAGATGTAGAAGTAATTGATTTTCCAT